AGGGTAATGGTTCGTTAGACGTATCTTTAGGTGTAAATGTTGGATCATCCAATTTACGATAGTATGTTGAAGCAAATGGTTGCTCACCTATTTCTGATACTACAATTTGATCTGAGTGTCGTCTATTTTCAATTGATAATTTTAAATCGTTAGCTCGTTTTCTAGCCATATAATCATTATCAGCATAAACGTACATATCCATTGTAACAACGTATCTTTTATTTTCTTTATTCATAACCTTTATTTTTAATTAATGAATGAAACTTCATGTCCCACTTATATGTGAATATACGAACCTTCTCCCGGGTAGCCAAGTCTCCCATGCATTACTTTATTTTTCTTTTCTAATAGTGGCATTAGGCCAATTACCTATTTTCATATCTAGATTTATTAATAAATCAATTCTATTAGTATATCTCTTATTCATCTTATCCATTACAATGTAAACCCCATCGTAATCTGTTCCCATCACACACACTTTAGTTCCTTTTGGGAACTCCTTTAATAAATCTCTACTTACCGCTATTATTTTATGTTTATATGGGTTATTTAAGTCTAACTCAAACATAAACGCAGTATGTCCTGGGTCTGAGTTTGTTTGTTCAGGTACCGCGTTATACACAGTAGCATGTACATTTTTTTCTATTGAAGTAAAGGATAATAAACCTAATGATAATAGTATAATTAATTTTCTCATATTTATTTGTTATTTAAGTAATAGATTGCATCTGTTATTTTTTGACAACGTTTATAGTCTTCAAGATCCTCCATATTTTCTAAATTTACCTCTAATGTTTCAGCTAAATCTTCTCTACCTATAATAACATCATATGTTAAATCTTCATCTTTTGTATAAATTCTTATAACTGGTATTTCTGGGGAGATAGTGTCAAGATTTTTAAGTGCTGTATCTACTATTAAATTGGGTAAAAAGGGACTATCACTTTGAAACATTTCTTCCATCTCTTCGGATGTTTCAAATTCCAATTTGTGATCAAATACTAATTTATTGTCATCACTAAAAAATTCTAAGTAAGGTTCTTTATCCATATTGTATATCTATTTAGATATTAATATACGAAAATTATATGCGGTATCCTAATTCTTATTAGGGGAATTTATTTCAATTAACCAACCCCATTTTATACCATTTGTCATTCTATTTTTGATAGTACCCCAATCACCTGTTTTTTCACAGTATTGAAAGTCTCTCAATATTTGTTCTTCCCTTTGCCTACAACGATCCCATTCATCTGTTATTACAATTTGATATGTTATATTTTTGTAGGTGTAAGTAGTCATATTAAAAATTATCTAAAAAATCCCCTTTGAGTGGTTTATTTTTTAATTTTTGGTATTTTTCATCCGATTTTAGTGTTTTGGATGCTAGTTTTTCTAAATGTTTAGATTTTTGGACATCATAATCATCAAGAATTTGTTTATGTTTTTTATTTCTCATTATATTCTACTTATGTATTGATTAGTATCATCTTCATCAACTCCATCTAATCCTAATTCTTTTAAACGTTGTAAATGATAATCATCTATTTCAAAATTAATGGTTTCGCTTGTACCGTAATGTTCTTGTTGAGACTCTATTTGTTGTTCATCTTTTTTATTAAATATATCCCCTACTTGTAAAAAGTAATGATTATAACATAATAACTGAACATTAGTTAAGCTATAATTATTGCTGTTTTTATCTTTAAAATGTAATAGTAATGGTACTTTATAGTCTAATACTCGTCTTTCTTTAAATTTACATATACCACATTGTTCTTCCATATACCCTTGTTCTATAAGGGCGTATTTAAGTTTATTAGGGTCAAAATGTGAAGCAGCTATTCTACCTTCAATTATTTCAATCATATGAGGCATCTTTTTAGAGCCCTTTAAGAATTTTGGTACACCAACACCTGCTTGGTTTTTATGCGACTCAAAGATTTTATATAGTTTAGCCCATTTTTTATAATGCTGGTAGGAAACATGCAAGTAACGTGCTGCTGCCATATTCGAAAGTGTTTTCGATTGGGCAGCAACTATTTGTTCCTTAGTTAATGGTTTTGGTTTAGCCATTATTTTTCCTTAGTATTAATAATTTTAAATGGACCTTGTAGATTCTTATCATCTTCTATGTCTATTTTAGTTTCGTTTCTATTTTTATATTCTTCATCTTTTTCGCTTAGATAAGAATTGTAATCTGAATCTGACATTATGATAGTTTCAACCCAAGTGTGGTCTCCTTCACCTTTTAAAACTGTGATTGCTTTTTTAGTTTCACTTCCTAGTCCTGCTTCTGAACATTTAACACAAAATGAATAGTTATATTGAGTTAATCTTAATTCAGGCATATTTTCCTTGCATTGACTACAAGGTATCATTTTTAAATTCATATTTTTTGTTTTATTTAGGAAAGTTATTATATAATAGCCCTACCTTTCATTCCTTCCCAGTCTCTATTTTCTCTAACATCATTGTTTTTACAATCAACTGCTGTTAGTATTCTTGGGGATACATTTAAATCATGAGCTAAATCTATTAATGCTTTAACATCTTTAGGAAAACAATGTCCCCCATAGCCAAAATCTCCATCTGGTCCTGGTACTGACCAATGTGATTTACCTAATCGTTCATCATACGTAGCATACTCTATTACTTTATCATAATCTACTTCTAACCCCTTACATATTTGATACATTTCGTTTGCAAATGATACTTTAGTAGCTAGAAATGAATTAGTAAAATATTTAACCATTTCAGCGTATGTTGAATCAGTTTTAACAATAGCCGCTTTTGGAAATACTTTGGAGTATATAGTTTTTAATTTAGTTGTTGATGTTCTAGGACCACCTAAAATAATTCGTGTTTGATTTTCAAAATCCGATACGGCATTTGCTTCAGTTAAAAATTCAGGATTAAACACAACATCAAGTGATTTAAATTGTTTATTCCATTTAGATGTAGTACCTGGGGGTATAGTTGATTTAATAACTACTGTTTTAGCAACTCCAAATTCAAATACACGTTTAATAGCTGCCTCAACTATATCTGTATGGCAACTACCATCTTCATTCATTGGTGTTGGTAAGCATATAAATATAATATCGTTATCTAATGTTTCTTGTTCACTACTATTACAATGAACCATACCTTTTATATCAAAGGTTTTAACATCATAATAATTTTTAAATTTTTGGTAAATTGCATTACCAACAAATCCTTGACCTATTATTCCTATTTTCATATTATTTATTTTTCCAAAATGAGTAAATTCCTTTATCTAATTCGTAACTAGGCCATACAAAACGCTCTCTCATAGGCTGTTTTTGAGCCCATTCCCACATTTCTGTTAGTCCTTCCTTTAAATTTGTTTTATGTTCAAATCCTAAAATATCAATAGATTTTTGAAAAGTTGGGATTGAATGTTTTACTTCATGCCTACCTTCCTCATAAGAAACACAACAAGCTCCTGTTACATCCATAAAGGTATCAAGTGCTTCATTAATTGAATGTTTTTCAATACCACCTAGGTTAATAATTTCTTTACTTGCTTTTGGTCTTACTGCTGCGTTCCAAAGGGGTTCTAATGAGTCATTAATGTAACTAAAAGCTCGTGTTTGTTCTCCATCACCAAATATAGTCATTCTTGTCTTATTAAGATGTTGGAACATCCAAATACCTAATACATTTCTATATTTATCCCAAATGTTTTGTTTAATACCATAAACATTATGAGGTCTAACTATACAATAATCTAGCCCATGTTGCTCATTAGCAATTTGTATATCCATTTCACAGGCATACTTTGCAACCCCATAAGGATCTATAGGTTTTGGAACTTGTGCTTCATTAAATATACCACCATCACCATGTCCATATACTGCTAAAGTAGATGTAAATACCAATCTTTTAACGTTAGTCTTTATACATTCGTTGACTATGCGGGCTGTTGCTTTTAAGTTGTTATCATAGTTATATCCACGTATAAAAGGGGATAAACCTTCAGCAGCATAAGCAGCAAAATGAAATACATAATCAAAATTATTAACTTCAAAGCAATTTTCAATTGGGTGGTTTACTAAATCCATTTGCCAAAAATCAACCTTTGGGTTAATATTTTCTTCAAAACCCCCACTTAAATCATCAATACCTACTACCTTATATTCTGGTTTATTTTCAATAATCCAATCTGCTAGTCTACTACCTAATAAACCTGCTACTCCTGTAATTAATACTTTTTTACTCATTTCTTTAAAAAATTATTTAGTTTAGTTAAATTCATCCTAGTATCCCAAGGGACGTGTGATGGTGCAGGTATTAATGTACTAAAAGGAGCTAGGTCAGCCAAGTATTTATCGCCTGTTCCTATATTAAATACCCCATTAGCCTTTTTATTAATTAACTCTATTATTATACCAGCCATTTTTTGTACTGTGTCACCACTTGTTCTTACATCCCATACTTTTTGATGTGGGAAAGGGTGTGGTTTATGTAATCCTCTACATATTAAATAGTTAAAATTACATAGCTGAATATATTCATCAGCTAATAGTTTTGTATAAGCATACCATGTGTTATCAGGAAGGGGTATATCTTCTTCAGTTGGTGGTCTTTCATTTTTAGCATATACAAATTCAGTAGAAATATGAATTAACTTTGCACTATTATTATTACATATGTTTGAAACACTAACTGCAAATCTATAATTTATATCTCTATGAATAGCCTGATTTAATGAATATGATTGGGTGTGTGCTATACAATTTATAACTGTATCATAGTTTTTAATTAATTTACCTAAACCTTCAGGATTATCTATATCTAAAGTTTCTCGTTTTCTAGATACCATATCCCAACCTGTTTGTCTATGTAATTCACTCCCTAATAAACCATCACCTAAAATTAATACCTTCATTATTGATTAAAAAATTCTTTAATTTTATCACAAACATAATCAACATCTTCAATTGTTAAACCGTGGTGTGCTCCTAATAAAAACCCATTCTTCATAATAAGGTCAGAATTTTTAAAGTCTTGTAAATACTCTCTATAAACAGGATGTCTAGTTACATTACCTGCAAACGTAACTCGGGTTTGGATGTCATTGTCCTCTAGAAAAGTTAATAATTCAAAACGTTTTTCTGTTTGAAATGGAATTGCTAACCAATTAGGTTCTATCGAATCATCAGGTAATATTAAGTCTCCTACTCCCTGTAAGTTTTCTAAGTATCTTTCAAAATTTGCTCTTCTAATTTTAGAAAATTTTTCAAAACGGTTTAATTGAACTAAACCAAAAGCAGCATTCATTTCACACGCTTTCATATGATACCCTAACACACTATATAAAAATTTATGGTCATATGCTATCCCATCTACAGTATGATTAAATCTATCATCCATAATCTCAGAATCATCACCTAAACGACCCCAATCTCTATATTGTAAAGCTTTAGTTACGTGTTTTTCATCGTTAAACATTACCATTCCTCCTACACCACCAGCTGTAATAACATGAGAAGCATAAAAGCTAGTAGTAGAAACATCTGTAATTTGGGTTTCTGTAATTGTGTCAGCAGAATCTTCAATAAGGAATATATCTTCTCTACCCATAGCAATAAGGCCTGCTTTTAATTTAGCCCAATCAGGTTTATTACCAATAAGATTAGGTAACATAAGAGCGGAAGTTTCGTTAGTTACTGCTGCTAATACTTGGTCTATATCGGCAACGTAGTCAGTTAATCCAACATCTACAAATACCGGTTTATACCCTAATTGTATGATAGGAGCTAATGTAGTTGCAAAAGTACACGCAGGAGTTATAATATGTGTGCCTTTTTTCAAATTCAAACCTGCTATTGCCAATAAACAAGCAGATGAACCACTATTTACAAATACACCAAACTTTTTACCAAATCTTTTGGCAATTGCTTTTTCAAATTCAACAGATTTTGGACCTTGTCCTCCTAACCATCCTGCTTTTAAACATTCAGTTACAGCATCAATTTCTTCTTGTCCATACGATTCAAATTTATATGGTGCATACCATACTTTTTTAGTGTGTTTTGTCATAACTTATATACTTTTAATATTATATTAAATGCCATTTACAAAATGGTGATAACCAAGCTGTTTCCCCATGAGTGGCAAGTCCTGGTATTGGGGTAATTAATAATTCTTTTTGTGCTCTTAAATCTAAAAACATTTGAAAGTCATTAGGATGAGATTCTGATGTCCATTTTCTTAATGTTTCTTCTGTACGTTTTAATGTAGATACTTTGGCAGCAAATGTCATTGTTGTACTATTTGTTATCTTCCAATGACAACTATCAGTTAAATATACTCTAGTATCTTCAGCACCACCTTCACAATAAGGATTACCACCCTTACTTGGGACCATGTATTTATCTGGGTGGTCGTATAATGAGACAAATGATGCTCCTAATTCAAATGCTTCTTGAATTATTTTTTGAGACCCAGGTTTATGAAGGTAATCATTTTCTATAAAGTAAACAATTTCATCATCATCATAAGTTAAAGCTTCATCTAACGCCAAATTAAATGTTGCCGCCCCATTACCTTTTTCAGTATATAAAATACAATTTCGTGTTACATACTTTTGAATCATATTATTAGTATCTTCCGATACATTGTCTGCTATAACACTCCAAATGGAATCATCAAATTCTTTAGTAGCATTTGCTAAACAATTTTCATTTGTAATGTAATCAGGTTTAACTTTATTGTAACCCGTATCTGATATTCTATATATTATTCTCATTTATTTATATTCTATACCTTTAATAATTTGTCCATTTTTAGGATTATGAGAATTATTTTTAAATAAATTTGGTGGCATACCCCATTTATAGATAAAGGTTTGCGCCGCAGGTGATTCAGATGAAATCATTTCTTCCTTGTTCTTACCTTTTTTAGTTGCCATACTTACAAAATGGTAAAAATGTGCCTTAGATGTTCTACTAAATTTTAAACCATTTAACTCTAATTTAAGGAAAAAGTCCCAATCACATATAAATGGGGATTTATAAAGTGTATCAAATCCACCAACAATCATATAGTCTTTTTTAGACATAGCAAAGGGAAATATTCCCCCATCAGGAGTTGAAATATCATTACGTATCGTTGGTTCATATTGTTTAAACCCCTCGTAATCAAATTTACTTGGATGTAGACCAAAATTCTTTACAGGAAAATTAAATATACCATTAAATGGTTCAATTTGGTTAATTGTTAATACATGATTATATTCTAATTCTTCCTCGATAACTTTATCCCAATCTTTACATAATACGTTATCATCATTAATTATAACAATAGTTTCATTATCAGCATTACAAACCCCTAGGTTTAATGCCATTTGCATACCTTGGTTTTGTTCTAAGGGTAAAAAACTAATTTTATCCTGATATTTTTCAACAATATGTTTGGATTCTTCTGCAAATCCATCTAATATCACTATAATTTGGTTTTTTATAGATTGTCCTTCTAATGCTGATTCTAAACATATATCTAGACATTCTGGGTTTCTGTATGAGGGTATAATTAAACTTACCATTTATAATGTTTTTTCAATGTTATAATATCTTTCGTTTTGTTTTTCTTGTCTCTCTACTTGTTTATTGTGAGTGATACTAAATCCTTCTTCTACAGGTAAGGAGGCAAATTCCTTATATCCTGTTACCATACCATGAACTGGGTGTCCTGTCCATTGGATTTCTGATGTATTTCTATATATTCGTTTTTGTTGGTCAGGCCAATTGACCCAACCCTTTTCATTTACTCTCCAACCCCACTTTTTAATATGGGCCTCAGTTAAACCTTCTACAAGATTTTTACGTGGGACTACTAACATATCTAATGTTGGGTTTGATTTTAAAATAGATTTTAAATTAGATACTAAACTTTCATTTGGTATCTCATCAGCATCTATTTGGAATATATAATCTCCTTCGCATAAAGAATTCATATAATTCTTATTTTCCAAGAAATTCTGTTGAAAATCAAAGGGAAATGCTTTTACTATATCTTTGTGGTGGCCTATTACATCTAAAACTTCACCCGTAACTCTATTATCATCATAAACAATTAATATTTCATCTTCTCTATCAATTAAAGGAAATATAAACTCTATTAAATGTTGAAGCTCCCTAGCCTCATTACAAACTGTTATTCCGTAACTTATTTTCATATTTATTTAGTTTGGTAATGCCCCAATATACGAAAGAGCATCTATATAATCACGCTCTCCAAAATATTTTACGGTAGACATATCTGGTTTATATAAAGATTTTGAACCATCTTTGTTTTCAATTTCTTCTTCTAATTTAATGGCTTTAACAGCTGCCCACTTCCATTCTTCAATACTAGCACCTGAAGCATAAACCATTCCTAGTTCAGGAACATTTATATTATTAGGTAACCATATTAACTCAGTATCTTTGTCTAACCAAGCTAAATCCTTATAAAGTTCAGGAAGTAAAACCATTTGTTCATTATAGAAATCAGTCCCAACTTTCATTAAAGTATTTGTCATAAAACCACATGATAAACTCATATACTGCGTTATATCCTTGCTTACTTCAATCTTATAACATAAATCGCCGCCGGATTTAGGACATTGTATTATTTCATCGTGTTGTGCCATATTTTATAATTTTGGTGTTATTAATTGAGGTAAAGACAATTCTACTTGTTTTGGAATAAAAGGTATATTTTCTTTTAATACCTTTCCTAATAATTCTTTCATAGCACCAAATGAAAAATTAGTTTTAATATGGTGACCATGTTTTTTACCTCCTACTATATATTTTTTATAATTTTCATAAACATCTTTGAAGGCTTTAATAGATTCATGATCATTAATTTTAAACCATTGTGTTTCTTTTAATAACCATTGATTAGCAGCACTTTCATGTACCGGTTCTAAATCACCAGGAACTAAAATACAATTACCTTGAGTTAAAAAATCAACATGACCTGACCAAGCTGATGCTATAATAGGTTTTTTACTTAATCCAAATTCTGCTAGTGGTCTACCATAACCTTCACCTTTAGTAAAACTAACCATAGATTTTACTTTTGGATGGTTATATAAGTCATTCATTTGAGTATCAGATAAGTTACCATTAAAAATATAAACATTAGGTAATTTAGTGCCTTTAGGATATTGGGTTTTTATAACTTTAATTCTTTGTAGTAATTCTTCTCTACTTATGTAACTATTTCTTCCAGTACATGCTTTTAAAATTAAAGCAGGTTGGGATTTTTTATTTTTAAATGCTTCAAAGAAATTTCTAACCATTAACCCAACATTTTTTCTATCATGACCAAATTGACCATTCATCCAATGTCCTACAAATAAATAACAAAATGATTCTTCTATTTCCTTTAAATCTAAGGTTACATCTTGTGGTTTTTTATAAAAATAAGTATCTAAATCAACCCCTTCAAATATTACTTCGATTGGTTTTTCTAATTTAATTATATTAACCACTTGATTTGATTGTCTATCCTTTTGTTCAAATCTAATATCTGTAAATACTTTCTTACTATGTTCTGAAGATACTAAGTTAAGGTTCATTTTATTTAACCCCTCAATCCAAGATGAGGCACAACCTGTACTTTCAATTCCAGCGGTACAACCAATATTGTAGTTACCTACAGGTTGGAATTCACTTGGGATTGTAATTTGCATCCAAATATCTGGTTTTGCTGTTAAATTAGGAATACATAAGGGTTTTAAAAAACTCCAATTACTATGGTCATCCATAAAACCTGTTGGAGTATCTCCCCACCTTTGTGATAAAATTTTAACGTCGTATTTATCTAATTCTATTATAGATTTAACTATATCTCTTGATCTTGCGCCATAACCACTATATGTATCTACTGGGGCACTGATTATAAAAACTGGTTTACTCATTAATATGTAATTTTGTGGTTTAAAAATCTTCCTTTATATTCTGTTGCGTTTACTATCTCATAATCTTCTCTAGGTTCCCAAACTGAAAATAATTCATCAAAGGATTCCATTACTCTTTGTGCTTGATGTTCTGCTGTAAATCCTGCTTCATCACTTAAAGCCCATTCTCTACCTTTTAACCCTTTAGCTTTACGCTCTTCGTTTGTTAACTCATATATTTCTTTTATTCTATCACAAACATCTTCCCAAGCACATCTATCATCAAAAATATAAGGGGTTTGAGGTGAACCTTGAATTGATCTTGATGTTGGGTAAACTGGAAATACCCATTCACCATGTTCTTTATAAGTACCTCTGTGGTTAGAGGGAACATCAGCACTTGGTGTAAACCATTTACCATTTTCATCTACAAATCTCATCTGGTCTTGCATTCCACCTGTTACATTAGAAATTATAGGAGTACCGCTTAGCATTGCTTCTGTAAAAGTTAATCCCCATCCTTCATTTGAAGTAATTAAGATTTGAACATCTGCTATATTATATAACCAATTTAATTGTGTTCTCGATAATTTTGCATGTGAAAAAACAATATTTTTCTCATACTTTTCACCAAACAAATATTCAGCTACTGCTCCCAAATCTGTACCATGATCTGTAGATAAGTCAGTATGTAAAACAAATTTACATTTATCTGCCTTTTCTTTGGGTAAAGAATCTAAAAATGATCTAAAAGCTAACATTGAATCTGGGATCTGTTTTCTACGAATGTTTCTTGAATTAAAAAACATCACATATTCCGTATCTTCTCCTACAACATTATTTCTAAATTTTTGAAATTCATCAAATTCTTTATGATCTTTATTTATTGGGTAGAAATGTTCATGATTTAAACCATGAGGAACATATTTAAATACTCTTTTACTATTATCAACACCCTCTAAAACTAGTTTATTAATGTTAACTGTTTGTTTTGAGATACCCATTAGTAAATCACAAGCCTCATAAAAAGGTTTATTATACATTGGTGCAGGATAATCATCCCAAATGTTTAAATATACTAAAGGACATTGTTTTCTAATAGTATCCTCCATATTAAAAATATGTTTAAAGTATCTAGGGTCTGTAATTAACATTACAGCATCAGGTTTTTCAAGAGCTAAAATCTGTTGTAATTCAAGAGATTTAGCATAACCATCAACACAATATAACTTTACATTAGCATCCTCTATTTTTGCCTCTTTATTAACAGAAGATGATATATCTAATGATTTTCCCTTTTCTGGGTGGTTTATTGCTCCTGCTACATTTACCCAATTAAAGTGGTGGGATGTGTGTATTACTATTTCCTTTGCAACTGTTGCTACACCAGAATGTACCCTAATATCATCACAAACTAATACTATTTTTTTCCTTTGTTCTTTAGGAATATGTTTAAAACTTTTATTCATTTACTTAAAATTTATAGTTCAATATTTGTTTGGTTTGAGATTTGTTTTCTAAAATCTTCATCTGTAAGATACAAAAACAAAGCACGGTCTGCAAGTTTTTGGAATGAGAATTTTCTTCTTACACATTCAACTTTAAAATTTTCAAATAATTCACTTTTTACTTTAACACTAGTTAGTGTCATTTTTTTAGCATCTGCCATAATTTTTATTTTTAATAACGTTTATTTATAGGTATACGTATATAATTATTTTAGTATATAATACCTTCACCACAATGTTCTTTATCCTCTTTATAAGGACAGAAATTACAATTCCATTTTGAAGCCTGTTTTGGATAATCCTTTTCTTTTATTTTCCCACTAGAGTTAAAACATTCACTAATAAAATCATTAATAGCAGTTTTTGCTCTACCTAATTTAATTTTACCACTAGGTGGTGAAAACTGTTGTACCCTATAAGCTTGATAAGGTGACATAAGCTTTTCATCATCAGCATCTAATACCTTCCTTTTAAGAATAAAAAATTCAATTTCAATTTTATCTAAAGGTATTCCATACTGTTCTGAGAAGTATTGTTTATATAGTAATAGTTGGAATTGTTTATTTTCATCTTTTTTAGCGTAGTCATTCCACCCACTAGTACTGGTTTTTATGTCAATTATTTTAAATGTCTCTGTTGCTTCGTGATATGTTACAACATCAAGATACCCCATGTATAACACATTATTTAACATTTTATTTGGTGCTACTACAATAGGTATTTCACAACCCACTAAATATGTACCTTTTTTGCTAAAATATCTGCTACGCTTTTTCTTAAACCATTCTAAAATAGCAACCCCATCCTCAAAAAACTCTCTCATTTCAACAGCAGAAGAAAAATGAGAATCATTATTCTTTTTATATTGAGTTTGATACTCATTTATGTAAGCTTCTTGAAAATATTCTTGTATATCAATTTCTCTATCCGCAGCTGCAAAAGACTTTTCATAGGCCACATCTAAATAATGCTGCATCGCTTCATGAACAGCAGTCCCAAATACGGTATGAATTGAAGATGTAAATCGTTTTATCTTGTCTTTATATTGAAGTTTCCAACGGTGTTGGCAGCCTCTATAAATAGACATTTGAGAATACGATATATTCTTTTGATAAGCATAATTCACAGGTGAGGGTGGATTATTTCTTATTTCCTTTATTATACTTGGGATTTTCTTTGCCAAACTATTTTTTCCATTTATCGCGCCCAACTAAGAGCCCAATGATGCCATAATTGGCTATATCTATAAAAGTATCTTCCATACCCTCACCTTTAACAAATGACCTACCATTAACTAATAGATTTTTTAAACGTGATATTTTATCAGTTAATCTAATACATAACCCAGTTAATGAGAATTTCTTATCATCGTTGTTATTAACGATATCTCCGCCTAAAGCTATGTTATTTAAACCATAGTCTAAATGCTTACGAGCAAACATTTCATACATTTCATCTAGTATAATTTGAAATTCGTTAGATAATTCTGGGTATTCTTTTTCAAAAATAGTTATGATTTGGTTTGTTTCATCATCCATAAATTCTTTGATTTTTTTTGCTGGATATTTGGCATCCATAATTTCTCTATCGCTCATAACTTTTTCTAATTTCTTTTTTATTTCTGCTTTGGCATCAATACCAAAATGGGTTGGGTTTTCTTGAAAATATTTTGATATTGAACTACCCATTTAGTAATCCTTTAGTATTAAAATATTTATCTAACGCTGATAACCTATCATCAGCATCAACTAACATTATAAGTGCTTCTTCAGCATTTTTGTAAAAATCTCCTGTGGAATGGTCTCCAATACCAACTCCCTTGTTACCTAACAATTCAAGTGATAACATAGCTTTTGCTTTATCTGCTTGTGCAGATGTTCTTAACATATCTACTAATTTACTCATTTTAATATAGTTTTAATTTCTTTTTTATCTAACCCTCTATCCGTTAATATACGATTTATCTCTGTGGTATCCAACAAAGTTAGGTACTCATTGACTTCTCTTGATGAACATTTAAAGTGGTCTCTTAAATTATCTATTAATATAACATTTCTTTTTTTAATTGATGATTTTATGTACTTATTCCATTTATTATTTTTAGGAATAAATTCTTTATACACATTATATATCATAATCTTTTCTTGGGGAGGGAATTCTTGCACAAGATTAACCACCTCTATATAGTCAGTATTCTGGCTCATAAAACGATGGATCATATATGAATTAAACAATTCCCAATCCTTATCAGTAAAAGATGATGCAGGTGATTTTTTTGAATTAATCTCCTTTATCCAATCAAATATATTTTTCATTTATACTAATTCGTCTTTTAATTCCTCTCTCAATTCAACTGGGATACCTTCACCTAGTATTTTCATTGTTGTTGGGTCATAAAAAACGGGAATAGGCATAATTGCATCATTATCTGTTCCTGCTACGAATTTAGAAATTTTTCTTAGAATAACTCCACTCATAAAGATGCTTCCACCATCTTCATTAGTTATTCCAGTTGTGTTAGTTAAATCTATGTTTAACTGTGGTGCTTGTGGTGCTTGACTCATAATTACTTGTTATTTATTAAATTTGTTATTAAACTTATACAATTTATTTCTTTATCTAAACGAAAATTAGCCTTATACTGATGATCATTTATTAATATAGCTGCAGTACCTTCTTTATTTGGTAGGTATTCACTAGCATTGTCAAATAGATATCTAAATAGATCTTCAAAATCATCAACATTTGAATCAGCGAGTATCTGTCTTATCTTTTTGATTTGTGGTTTTGGTAATTTTAATTCACCTACAATAGCAGACATATAACCAGTGGAAATAAGTAAAGAATCATCGATTTTTAACTCACCCCCAGTACTACTTGATTGAATAGTGTTAAGCATTTTTCTAATGTCAGGATAAAACCTGTTAACAATTTTCCCAATGGCAGTGGGTTCATAACTAATGCTTTCAATATCACAAATAGTGGCTAAATGTGCTGCTACTTCTTTTTTAGTAGGTGGTATTATTTTAAATGTTTGACACCTTGATTGTAAGGGGTCTATAATTCTTTCTACATAATTACAGGTTAAAATAAACCTAGTGGTACGGGAAAATGTTTCAATTATATTACGAAGCGAAGCCTGTGCTTGAATTGTAAGAAAATCTGCTTCATCCAAGATTACCACTTTAAGTGGTTTAAAAGAAGCAACACTTGCAAAACTTGATACTTTATCTCTAATAGTTTCAATTCCCCTTTCATCAGAGGCATTAATATAAAGATAATCACAATCTAGGTTTCTAACACATAACTTAGCAAGGGTTGTTTTACCTGTTCCTGCTGGACCATAAAATAAATAGTTCTGTATGTCGTTGTCTGCTAATTGATTAGCAATTGAGGATTTTAAACTCTCATTACCAACATACGTCTCTAAAGTTGTAGGTCTGTGTTTTTCGTTTAATAAACTATTTTCTTTAGTACTCACCATATATAGAGAATTTCTGTTCTTTTGGTTTTTCAATTATAACTTCTTCTGCGTCTATAGCAAATAACTTACCTGCTAATGGTGATAATTTATATTCACCCTTAAATCCTGTCTTAGTCATATAAGCTTCTAAGGTATCAGTTAAGGTTTTATGAACCGGACCACTTGGTTCGTTAGCAATTAATCTCCATTTATCCCCTGGAGGTACTCTCCTAGCGATTAATATATCTTTTTCTATTGTTTTTGTTGATTTTGTCTGTTCCATGTCTTAAATGTACGAAAAATAAATGGGGGAGACAAAAACTCCCCCAATTATCTTATTGTTCTCTTACAGATGCTTTTTTATAATCTGTAATTAGATTTTTAATAGCCATTGCTGCTTTACGAGCTCGTTGTTGTGAGGCTTTTGTTGTTCCTGCATTGTTTTCTGCTAAGGTATTGAAATTTTCTTCAATCGCCTCAAATAATTCTTGTTTTGTCATTTTTATTTATTTATTAATTAATATTAATTTACATCATTCCAGCACCCATTTGGGCATTAGAATCTAACATTCTCATTTTTTCAAGTTGAGATGTTTTATCTTGGGTTAAAGTGCACTCGGTTAACAATACTGTTCCTGCTACTGATGCAGCATTTTCTAATGCTAATCTGGTTACTTTAGTTGGGTCTATAATACCTGCTTCTTTAAAGTTTTCAATTGCTTCTGTTTTAAGGTTATATGATTCCCATACATTATTATTTTTAATAATATCACGTGCCAAAATACTAGAGTCTGTATTTGTTATACCAGCATTAGTTAAAATTTGTTCGAAAGGCATACCACAAGCATCATATACAATTTGTGCTCCAATAGTACCTTTGGTAATAGATTCACGTGCAACTAATAAAGCTTTTCCACCTCCAGGTACTATACCTTCTTCAATAGCAGCTTTTGTAGCGTGTAATGCATCGTCAACTCTATCTTTTCTTTCTAACATTTCCGTTTCAGTACTTCCACCTACGTGTACAATAGCTACTCCACCAACAAATTTTGATAAACGGTTTTGTAATTGCTCTTGTTCATATGGGGTTTTACTTTTTTGGATTTGTTCCTGCAATTCATCAACACGTTTTGCTATTGTATCGGCATCTCCTTTACCGTCTACAATAGTTGTTTGTTCTTTAGTAATGGTTGCAATTCTTGCTTCACCAAACCAATCCCAACTAAACTTGTCAAGTTGCATACCCTTATCTTTACTAAATACTACACCACCTGTTAGATTGGCAATATCTTCTAAGACAAGTTTTCTTCTATCTCCAAAATCAGGTGCTTTTACAGCACATACATTAACTGTACCTCTCATTTTGTTTACAATTAAGGTAGCTAGAGCTTCATTATCAATATCTTCTGCAATAACTAATAATGATTTTCCTTGTGCTGAAACAGCTTGTAATATTGGTAATAATTCTTTTACTGTATTTAACCTTTGATCTAAAATTAGAATCGCTGGGTTATCTAAAGTACAAGACATAGTATTATTATCAGTTACGAAATAAGGTGATTTATAACCTCTATCAAACTGCATACCTTCTACTGTTTCAAGATAAGTATCTCCTGTTTTAGATTCTTCAATGTGTACTACACCTTCTAAACCTACTTTATCAATTGACTGAGCAATTAATTTACCTGTTTCAGGGTCATTATTTGCTGAAATAGTTGCAATTTGTTCCAACTGATCTTCTGAAGAAATATCTTCTGATACTGAACTTCTTAATTCAGATGTAACTTCTTTGATTGCGGATTCAATTTGTCTTTTAATTTCTACAGCGTTTTCACCATTATCAAGATGAGATAATCCTTTTTTAATCATTTCTCTTGCTAATAAGGTAGAAGTTGTTGTACCATCTCCTGCTTTTTCAGCGGTTTTAACTGCTGCTTGTTTAATTAACAATACTCCTAATTCTTCACTAGGATCATCTAATAAAAATGATTTTGCAACTGTTACTCCATCTTTAGTTGATTGAGGTGCTTCTTGTGCTCCTCTAAAAATTACTACATTTCTTCCGTTAGGTCCTAAAGTAGCAACAACTGCATCTGCAAGTTTATCTATCCCTGTTTGTAGTTTTGTTCTGGCATCTTTGCCGTAATGAATTTTTGTTTCCATTTCTTAATTGTTAATTAGTTGATTCTTCTACTTTTGCTAGTACTTGGTTTTCTGGGCCTATGTAATACTCTTCTCCTTCAAAGGGTAATTTTGTAAAACCTTGTGTTGGAAGTACTACTTTATCCCCAATTTTTACTTGTGGTACTAATAATACTCCACTGATAGTATATCTACCAGGACCCACAGCGATAACCTCACCAAAGGTATTTGTATCTTTCCCCATATCAGGAACGATAATATTACCATATACTGCTTCTTCGGCTTCTATGGGTTTAACGATAACTGCATCATAAAATGCTCTTAGCTCTTTCATCTACGTACTGTTTTAAATTTAATGTTATTTGTTTATAATTCTCTATGTATTCACTTAATTGATTGTAATCCTTATTATTAGACTGTAATTCAGAAATTCTCATTAGAGCTGCTCCTATAGTAGGATAGTAATACAAAGACTTTTCATAAGTCTTAGTTTTACCTTTAGCTCTAAAATGGGACGCATCTGATGTTACATTCATTTTAATAGTGTAACTATACTCGTCTTTAGTAATAAAGTAAGGTTCCAGTAAAGGATCGGTAATAGTCTTAATAGACTTTCTTTTTGTTGTCATATAACTTATTTATTTAGACGTGAATATACGAATAATATTGCGCTAGGACACGCTTTTTTGGTAAAACTTTTATTTTATTTTAATTGTTTTTGCTTTTTTAGATTCCGCAATTGGAATAAATAGATGAAGCAAACCATCTTTCATTTCTGCTTCTAATTTCTCTAGTTCGAATTTAGCTGCTACTTTATAACCTAAGTTAAAAGATCGTTTAGCTAATCCTTTATAGATGTAACCTGTGTAATCTTCTTCTTCTTCGGTTGGTTTATCGTAGATAATTTTTAAAAGATCCCCATCAATTTCAAGTTGAATATCTTTTTTAGTTAGACCAGTACAGGCAACTTCAAAGTGAAGTCCTTCATCGTCGTAAAAAATATCTAGTGGGTGGGGTTGTTTGTTTTCAAACGTTGTTGGTTGGAAAACTCCGTCTGCCTTGAATAGGTTACGGAATAGTAAGTCGAACGGTGTACGCTCATTGAATAATGTACTCATATCATTTAGTTTTGTGAGGCCGAAGCTCTCGGTTTATTTAATTTAAACATAACGTCGTGCCCTAGCTACAATTTTATGTTCTATTATACATATATAAAACTAGTCTAAAGTATCAAAGAAGAATACTTGTGATAATCTTGATGATGCTACATCCCAACCAAAGTAAGTAGGTGCCGCGTGTAATAAACGAGCATCCCATATAACACATCTGTTAAAAACATTACCTACTTGGTCTACTTTTTCATAAGGTGTAGAATCTACAAAAGTATGTTGATTAAACATTCCTTCACTTTCACTAGCATGTCTTCCTCTGGTTTTTTTATGGGCATAAAAACAAGTTCCTGCTTCATAAGGAGCTTCAGGGTTTAAATATACTGCTGCTGCCCATTGTTGACTATCACAATGCCACACTGTATTTATTTTAGCTTCATGAGATTGAAATCTACCATTCATTTCATAATCTTCCCATTTAGATATTTTTTTACCTAAAGCAGTTTCAAATTTCTCTTTTACTCCTTCAAAGAAAAACTGTTTTCTAGTTCTTAATCCTAGATATCCACTATCATCGTGAAACCATTGTTTAAGAGCAAATTCTCTTAGTTCAAGTGGATTTTCATAAAAATCATCTATAACGGTAAATCTTCTTGCTGCTAACGGGTTTACTTTAAAATCATCTGTTTTAATAAAACCCCAGTCATTTTTTGGTTGTGAGTCTGTATACATAATATTTAATTTAATTTAATTCATTTCTTAATAAGTAATAAATACTTTCTATATGTTCTGATGAAAATTCTATTTTCATCATCCCGTTTGGTGCTATGGATATTTTAGCTGTGTCCATATCCTTGTTATTTTTTAATATTTCACTAAATTTAAGGGCGTTAAACGGTAAACGCATTCCCTCTTCCTTTATCTTACCTTTAATTTGATATGATATTTTATTGCTGTAATTATCTTCTATAGCTTCTGGACTAAACATAAAGTCACATACTAAAGAACCATCTAAATTTTCAGTTGTTTTAACAAGCACACTAGCGGCATCTAATGCCCCTTTTGCTTTTATTAAATGGGTAATATCTTCTTCATCTAATTCAAGTTCAACATCAAACTCGGGATCTGTAACCCAACTTGTCTTTCCTATTGCTAATGGATCAGCAAGTGTATAAGTTAAATTAAAATTAGCGTCCTCAATATACATTACATTTTTTAAGGCACCATTACCACTTAAACTCATTAATAAATCTCCATTAGTAATAGATAAGAGTTTAACTAGTTTATCAGTATCAAACACACCAATATCACTATCTTGTACAGGAAAAGTATTTAATACTGTTTTACATACTAATCCTTCACTTTGGGCATAAACTGTTAATGAATCATCTTTAATTCTCCATTTAACTGATTTGTGTAAGTCACCTAAATAATATTTAGATATTGTGCTTTGTAATAGGTTTTTATTTATCATAGTTGTAATATACGAAATTTATTTTATACTTCAAAGAAATTAAATTGATTTTTATAAGGATTTAAGTCTAATGACCATTGTAAGTCACTAAAAAATCCTTCTAGTTTATTTAATAATATAGACTCAAACACTTTTCTACGATTAGCATATTTATCTAAGAAATCCTGTATCTTTTCAGGTATATCGTGGTCTTGAAAAGCTAATGATTCTATTTTATAAGGGTTATCTTTTAAATAAATCCATTTTACTTTATCTGCTTGTGTAATTAAATTATGTTTCTTATCTAATGACCATAGTTTTAATAAATCATTGTATCTAATAGTTGCTCTTACAGGTGCAGGTGCTCCTTTTAGTATCTCGGTAAACATTTCACCTGCTCTAGCTTTAGTTCCACTATATTTTTCTAATTTTTTTACTGCTGTTGGGTTACCTAATTGTGATAAGGAAATTGTACCATCTAATATTTGTTTTTTAAATACTTTAACTTGGTTTATAATACTTTCTTTTTCCTCACCCTTCAATACTTGCTGTAATATGTCATTAAAAAACTTTCCTAATATAGGTGGGAAATTTGCTTTCATAAACTCCAAACCCTTAATATCTAAAGATTCCTTTTCAATACCCTCTTGCTTTGTAATCCATTGTGCGTATCTCCTGTTTGCTCTAAAATAAGCTGAACGAATAACACATTCTGTTTTCATTTCTAGTCTATGTTCTTGCACATTGAATGCTTCACGTGCTAGTCTGTCATAATCATCATTAATAATATCTTGATATTTTAGTGCTACTTTTTCTAAAAGATTATCTTTTTCTTTAGCAGTAAATTCTTCAAAATTGGGATATAAATGAAGTAGTAAGGGTTCTGCGTTAAAGTAATTAGAATCTGTGTCTACGTAAGCACAATAATTCTCATCTCCTTCATCGCAAATCCACCAAGGTGTATCTTGTATATGTTTCATTTATATAATATTTTTAAAATGTTCTTTCCCCAGGTAATGGTGGTACGGTTTTTGGTCGTTCTCCTTTAGAATCAATATCATCTCTTTCATCTAATTCTACTTTATACTTAACACCAGCAACTTTAAATTCACCTCCCTGTTTAAGCATTTTTTTAAAAAAGTTTGTTTGAGAATCACTCCAACTTTCACTTCTTAAAATAATTTCATCTTTTTGAAGATAATTACCTCCTGATGATATGTGTTGGTTTTTTCTAATTGATTGTTTTTTAAGTGCCATAATATTATGTAATTTATGCGCATTTTACGCGCGTTTAACGCATTACCTCTTGGTTTGCGCGGGGTATTATAATCTTTTATAATCGTCTTCTAATCTTACAATATCATCTTCACCAAAGTACGTTCCTGTTTGTACTTCAATAAATTGAACTACTCCACCTGTTTCATTCCAAGCTCTATGTTTATCTCCTAAACCAATTTTTATTGATTGTCCAGGTCCTCTAAATACTTTTTCACCATCTAAAATAATTGTTAAATTACCTTTAACTACAGTCCAAATTTCTTTTCTTTTGTGGTGGTATTGATATGATAACCTTTGACCAGGTGCTACTGTTATTCTTTTTACCTTACATTCAGGGGCATCTAATAATACTTCATACATTCCCCAAGGTCTACTTTCTATTTCCATTATATATCTAATTTTAATTCTCCACGCATAACTTTATTCATATGTTTGTTAGCACATAGAGCTGATTCTTGTATAATTCTGTGGCCTGATAGTGTAATTGCTTCACTTAATGTTTGAAAATTCATACCATACCTAAATGAAGGTAATGCTGTAGCTCCATATAAACTATTAAGTAAAATTTTCATAGTGTATTGCATTAAATGGTTATATTCACCTAATTCTTTATCACCTGCTTTATATGCCTTTTTCATTCGATTTTTGTATACAACCCTTTCTTCAAACCATTTTTTTAGAATTGTAGATAATACTGATTCTTTATCTGTTCTAAACATTGAACCATTAGCAGCTATTGCTAAACTTTGAGTTTCAATTATTTCTATTAATTTACTTACAGTAACAACTGTCCTTTGTTGTTTATTATTTTCAACTAACAATTCCTCTTCGGGTTTTTTCGATTTTAAATCGTTAAGTCCCAATCTATTATTACGGTCATCTTCATCTACAATACGTCCCACAAATGTTTCTTTACCTATGTTTATAGACATTATTATCGATGGATACAGTGATGTTAAATCTTCATCAAACATATATTTGTATAACCCTGCTTTGGGACAAAATAAATAACCACCAGCATATGTATCCTTCTTTTGTGGGTTTTGTTCTTTAGGTGGAGGAACTATATTTTGGTCTAACAAATATGCTGAAATTGCTCCATCTTGAGTTTTACTGTTAGCATATACTTCACTATAATTATGTTTCCCTTTATGTGCTAAATTTTTTGTTAAAGCAATATATTGTAGTTTCTCATCTAACTTTTGTAATATTTCGACATCACGAAAGTTATATTCAATAAATTTATTTATATTAGTTGAAAATAACTGGTCTAAATTCCCTTCATATTCAACCTTTCCTAGATTAGCATACTTTAAACCAACAGCATCTAATTTCCAACTAGGTTCATCTTTCCAATGATATTTTTTATGTAAACGAATATAATCTAAAGATTCAACTCCTACTATATCAACATATTGATTTTGTTTGAAAAAGTATTGGTTGTTTTTCTTAGCATTTACTTTATTAATAGGTGAAAGATAACTAGCATAATCCTTTCCTATTACATTACACATTCTGTAATATAAATAAGGAATATCAAAATAATCACTGTTATACCCAATTAAAATATCTGGATTTATCTCTCTGAAGTTTTCTATAAATTTTAATAGTAAATCTCTTTCCGTTCTTATAGGTATAACTTCCTTACCATCAATTTCCTTGTATGATAATTCATTTTTTCTGTCTAGAATTAAAATAACCC